GCCAGGAATACGCCGGGCAAGGAGAACAAGAGGGCGCAGTTCGAGGCCATCAGGTTCTTCGTGTCCGAGAGAGCATCCAGGTTCGCGCAGTTGGGCGTGGATCCGTCGCTGCTGCAGCCGGAGATAAGCGCGAAGCAGATACGGCAGGGCGGCTTCAGGGGCATCGCTCCGGAGCCGGGCGTCGCGGGCGGGTTCTTCGGCGGCGGCGCGTCCGGAGCAGGCAGACTGGGGGGCGGCCGTTTCACGTCGCGGAATCAACCGAACAGTGGGGCGTCCAACATCAGGTCGCTGACCGGATCGCCCTAGACGAGTTCCGATCTCCACGTCCACAGCCGTATCTCCTCGGACGACGCGGGATCGTACAGGCGTATGAAGATGTCGCCTTTCGCCGTGTGCCCTATCCTCTTGGCCGGTACATGGAGCGCGAGCACCGCGAAGTCGGCGGGCGTCGCGACCGCCTCTCGGAACTCATTGAGCATGGGACGCATCGAAAGAAGTATGGAGTTCACGGAGTCCAACAGGCTCATCTCCCTGCGGGCATCTCGTCGAGGAGCGTCTTGGCGAAGTCCATGGCTGAGCAACCCCATTCGCCTTTCACGCAGTCCTGGCATATGCGCCTGACGGCCTCCAGCGGATCGTCGATGGGGCAGTCGCACGCCGGGCACGCCTCCATGTCGACCACGACGCAGTGCGGGAAACGCGATCCGCATCCCGTGCACACATCGTATTCGGCCACGCCCTCCGGCACGCCGACATCCAGATCCAGCATCCTTACCCGTCTCATCGCGCTTGGTTGGGACTGCTGGGTATGATGTGTTCCCCCTCCAGCGGCGCCCACGGTATCTCGGACCGCGTCTTAGAGTCCGCCGCCGCCTCCGCGACAGGCTGTGCGACCTGTTCGGTGGCCTGTTCGACCTGTTCGGGCTGCGTGGTGACCTGCGTCTGATCGAACGCCAGCAGCCTTGAGAGCACCGCGAACGACAGTTGCAGGTTGTCGATGTTCTGGGCCACCACGTTCAGGCTGCTGAACACGTTCGACATCAGCCTCGCGGAGACCTGATCCGCGTCGCCCGCCTCCTGCATCTGCTTGATGAAGCCCCCCAGGGTCTCCACCGCCGGGGCCCCGAACCTCACCATGAGATCGGCCAGCGCTATCATCGCCCGCATCGCCTCCTCCGGCTCCAGCGCGTCCGCGGTCGCCCTGAGCCACAGGGAGTCCAGCTCCGTCAGTCTGTCAACAACCTTGTCCGCCATGATGCACCTCCTTTGATCCCATTCTATCCTTTGATGAAGTGTTTGCCTTGCGGCCCACCCCGGACACACACGGCAGTAGCCAAGGAACCCGACAGGAGAACCCATATGGCATTCCCGACGAGATACAGTGAACTGCGTGCCAGGGGCGGCATCGAGCTGCACGCGGAGTGGACGGACGCCACGACGCCCGTCATGCTCACGCCCGACTTCCCAGGCACGAGGGGACCCGGCAGGACCAAGCTGCTGGGCGACATCGACGGCAGCGCCAACGTCACGAACATCAGGACGCAGGCCGGGGCCGCCATCGACCTCCCGGGCTTCAGGGTCCACGCCACGGACAGGGTGGCCGTGGACTACACGGGGGGGGCGCTCCAAATCAGGGACATCGCCACGGAGCCGTCGCTGCCCGACGCGGTGGTGGCCGACTCGGCGCTCATCGGCGTCAAGGTCGGGGCTGACGTGTGGCTCTACAGCGGCAAGTCCGAGCACGCGTGGGAGGTGGTCTATATGCACATCGAGAACGGTCCGGTCGCGTCAGTCAAGTACGAGTTCACCGACGAGGCGGGATCCCCGGTCACGAAGTTCGGCCCCATCTACATGGGTGTGGACAGCCACAGGACCATCGACATGCCGTGGCGGAACACCGTGGACGACAGGATCATGCTCAAGGCCGACAAGGCCGGAGCCGGGTCAATCACATTGTGGGTGATGAGGGAGTCGGTGTGACGCATGATGCGGTGTCGGACCCGTGGATGGTCATCATGCTGATGGGCATCGAAAGGTGATCACGTGAAGGAGGGACGCCCCTCACCGTATCCCGTTCGAAGAGGGACGCCCCCGGAGGGGGCGGCCTGATGGGACGGGTGGAGGGGGCGGCCTAATGTGGCAATCAGACCGACAAGCGCGGTGCAGGGGGGTTAAGTGACTCAGGCTGAGTTCGAGGACATTGCATACAGTGGTGAGACACCGGATGCAGCAGTGTGGGCTAAGCTTGTCGAGATCGGTGTGGATACAAATGCACACTTGCCGAGTGCCATGCGCGAAGCGGCTGAGGAATTGATACGTGCAGGTGGAGATCCACGCAATGGTCTTCCAGCGGAGCCGGAGTGGGTGCTTGAGACGGTTGGACTCTAGGAGAGTGTCACATGCCTGATGTCACATATGGACCTCTGAAGACGTTCGACAGCGGTGCGAGTCAGACTCGTTGGATTAACATAGCGAAACTGACTGCGACGACAGCTCTGGTGGTATGGCGGGAGGATACGCAAGCGTCTCCGAACAAAGGCTCAGCCTATGTAGCCACGATTTCCGGGACGGACATTACCTTCGGCGCGAAGAAGACCATCGAGGATGTGAGTGACATGGAAATCAGGGCGCTGAGTTCCACCAGTGCTCTCATGTGTTTCTTCGGTAACGGAACAAACACAGGCAGGAGCAGGGTACTTACGATATCCGGCACGGACATAACCGTTGGCGCGGCACACACACACCAGAACGAGAACTCGGCTTTCAACATTATTGCATTGCTTAGCCCCACGAAATTCGTAGTTGGATACCGCGACCAGACACCGACGGCGGGGTCTGGGGCGGCCAGAGTGGGCACCATATCCGGTACGGACATAACCTTCGGTACACAGGCGGATTTCGCACCGGGGGGCATATTGGGTGCACTGCCACACATGGTGGAAATTGATTCAACGCACTGCGTGGTCTGCTACAGCGACTCCGGCGACACATTCCGCGGGGTCGCCAAAGTAGGGACCATATCAGGCACGGATTTGACCTTCGGCACCGGGACACAGTTTCAACCCAATGCCAACAGCTCCGGTGCGTCGAACATATCATGTGATTTTCTGGACACAAACAAGTTCGTCGTAATGTACTTCAATTCATCCTTAAAGGGCGCATGTAAGATAGGGACTGTGTCGGGGATCACCATCACATTCGGTGCGGAGGCGCAGTGGATGACAGGTACACCAACGGGAACTCTCAGAATCAGGCCGCAATACTGCACGAAGCTCGACACGGACAGTTTCTTCGTCATATATCAGGACAACACCGACTCCAACCACGGCACCGGAAAGATAGGCACCGTGTCAGGGACAACGATCACATACAGCGCGGAGGTGGAGTTCCTGTCCGTGAATGGAGTTGAACACATGGGGTTCGACATACTCAGCTCCACGGTGGGATTGGTTGGGTTTGAGGACACATCGGACACCAACAACGGGAAGCTTACGGTCGCCACATTCTCAGGACTGGTGCCGTCAGTGTCCTTCACCCTCCTCCTCGCGCCGCCGAACCTCCAAGGCAACATAGACACCCACATCGGAAAGGGGATGCAATAACATGCCGCTTCACATAAGACGAGGCTCTTCGGGCCAGTCGGTCCCGATGGTAATGCTTCTGTCCGCAGACGGGACGCCGGCCACAGGTCTCGTGTCCACCACACTTACGGTGACATACGTAAGGAACTCGCTCGGGTTGGTCTATACGACCCCTATAAGCAATGCAGGCGTGGCGCTCGACGCCGGCAGCCTCACGCATCTCGACAACGGCGTCGGGGAGATAGGCGCGACGGGCACCCCGGGACTCTACAGGGTGGACTTCCCGGACGCGGCCTTCGCCACAGGCGCCGCGGACAGGGTGTATCTGGTCGTGACCGGACCAACCATAGTGCCGGCGACGAGGGAGGTGTTCCTCACGCAGTCGGACGACAGATTGTCTCCATGGGACGAACTGCGCGCGTCTCACACCACGGCGGGCACGTTCGGAGAGGGCGCGGCATCCGTGCAGGGCAACGTCACCGGCAGCGTCGCGTCCGTCACTGCATCGGTCGTCACGGACGCCGCGTCGCGAACCGCATCCCAAGCCGACGTGTCATCCCTCGCCACGTCCGCCGCGCTGGGGACTGTGGGCACCAACGTGGGCTCCATCCTGGTGGACACCGCCGAGATAGGCACGGCCGGGGTGGGACTCACCAACCTGGGTGGGATGTCAGCCGGAATGACCACGCAGGTCAGGACCGAGGCGGACTCCGCGCTCGACGACACCGTGGTCGTCAGACGCGCCACGGCGCAGGCGGGATCGGCGACGACGATAACTCTGGACGCGGGTGCGTCGGGCGTAACGGACTTCTACAAGGACATGACCGTACGCATCGTGTCAGGCGCGGGAGCGGGGCAGTCGCGCGCCGTCACGCTGTACAACGGCACCACCAAGGCGGCCACCGTGGCTCCGGCGTGGAAGACGAACCCGTCCGCGACATCGGTGTTCCGCATCCTGTCGAACACGGCCACGGGCTGTGTGCTGGGCGATGTGCTCGGCAACGTGCAGGGGGACGTGCAGGGCGGCGTGCTCGGCTCCGTGGCCACGGTCACGGCGTTGGGCGCGGGTTCCATCGTCGCCGCCAGCTACGCGGCCGACGCCATCACGGCCTCCGCCATAGCCACCGACGCGTTCGGCGCGCTGGAACTGGCCGCCGACGCCGCCGTCGAGATAGCGGACGCCGTCTGGGACACGCTCAGGTCGGCGCACACCGCGGTGGGCAGCTTCGGCGAGGGCGTCGCGTCCGTGCAGGGCAATGTTACGGGTTCCGCGGCATCCGTCACGGGGGCGGTCGGCAGCGTGACAGGCAACGTCGGCGGCAACGTGAGCGGATCGACCGGCTCCGTGCTGGGTAACGTGAACGGCAGCGTGGGCTCCGTGGTTGGCTCAGTCGGGAGCGTGACAGGCAGCGTCGGGAGCGTCGTCGGATCGGTCGGCAGCGTCGCTGCCGCCGTGACCGTCGGCACCATGCAGGCAGGCGTCATCGACGCAGCGTCCATCGCGGCAGGTGCGGTAACTGCTGCCAAGTTCGCGGCGGGGGCGGTGGACGCCAACGCCTTGGCCGCCGACGCGGCTCAGAAGATAGCTGACGCGATGCTGGCGACTACCGTGGACACATTCAACACCGCGGATGTGGCGTTGACCACTACAGCTTCAATGCGTCAAGCCATGTCCATCATGCTCAGCGCCGTCGCAGGCGTGACAGCCAATTCAGGTGCGCTTCTGAAAACGCCTGATGGCACAAGCAACAGGATAACGGCGACATTGCTGTCGAACGCCAGGACAGCCATGAGCCTCACACCCAGTACATAAGGGATACGCACATGCCTGACTTCGACTCCATAGTGACACTCCTCAATCAGGGCGGGTTCGCCGTCATGAGTGTCGCGTTCATCGCCGGGATGGTGATGATGTGGAGGAAGGACGCACGCGCCGAGAGGACCCTTGTCATGCTTCAGGACAGGGACGAGGACGCGCACGACTCTGCGGTCAAGCTGGACGCCATGCTCACGGTAGTGGAGAGGAACACCTCCGCGATGTCATCCCTCAAGTCCGCCGTGGACGCCAACACTCAGACCCTTACCCGACTCAACGGGGATCTCGACAGACGCATGTCCGAGATAGTGGCGGAGGTCAGGGAAGTGAGGCGTCGTTGATGTGCCTCGACTGACTCCGAGAATGATACGAGGGTTGCTTGACGATCAGGAGGCGTTGCTTGAGATCTTCGACGATCTCACTCCAGCCCAACTCATCATACTGATAGCCGAAAGGGACAGGAGAAGGGGGGTCCAGTGGGACTCCGTTCCCCCCGAACCGGACAGCCAGGATGCGGGCTGACCATCCACCCCCACTATTATACCCCGGCGATAGAATATCCCCAAAGGAGGTGGACGGATGGTCGACAACACGGACAAGATTTTCGGTAGGGACAACGCCACGAAGGTGGAGATGCTAGGCTGCACGATACTGGTGAGGCGCAATGAGGCCAAGAGCATGGTCGGATCCATATACATGCCCGACGCCGCGAAGGATCGTCTGGACATAGGACCCGTGGTCGCGTCAGGACCGGATTCGGTCTTCAAGGTGGGTGCCGTGGTGGAGTGGAAGTCGCATGCCGGTTCCGACGGGCTTGAGACATTCGATCAGTTCCATATGGTGCTGGATGATGACGATGTCCTGATGGTGCATCACTTCGATGAGTGCTGGTGCGGAGGTAAGGACGGCAAGCATGTCAGTGGAACGAAGAACGGCGAGGATCCGTTCACCGCATGACAAGGACGGAGTTCAGAAAGCTCGTGAGAAGGACCGCCAAGCCCATCGCCGCGCAGGCGGGGAAGGGCAGGGACGCGGCCGTGCGCGTGTCCAGGCGGCTGATGGAGATGTGGGACATGGCCGACGAGGCCAGGAGAGCCGAATTGGAGGTCATCGCCTTGAGGATACAGGATAGGCTGGTCGAGGAAGGTGCCTAGCAGGCCCGTCACTTCTCCTTCAGGGCGAATCCACCGCATATGTGGCAGAATCTAGCCCCTTCCCTGTGTTCCTCGACATCGCATAGACACACGCCGCCTTTCAGCAGCGCGTCCTTGATGGCCACAATGTCGTCCTTGGACTTCGCTGCGTCCTTGATGGCAGCCCTGTATTTGTCGTTGTGTTCCACGCCCATGCCAGCCATGCCATATAGTACCATGCCGGCGAACAGGATGAACAACATGGCGTGGATCATCGCTCCGGCCTCTCAGTGACGGCGGCGACGACCTTGCGCGGCCACTGCACCGTCAGGGTGCATCCACCGCCATCGCCGGACGCGTGCCACACGGCGTCGCCGAGGATCGCCTTGCGGATGAGCTCCGTCGCCTGGCTGGCTGTGAGTCCACTGTATGTCGTTGGTTCCATGGGTCTGTCAGTGCAGTGGTTCACGATCTCGCCGCTCTCGCCATCCGCCCTGTCCTGTCCGCCATGTTTGCCGCACAGCCAGCAGTCGCCGACCAGCTTGCCCCTTGCGCCACAGGTGTTGCACATGCCCACGCAGGCGCGGCAATACTCATCCAAATCATGCGGAGTGTCCGCCCAAATTGACAGCACATGGTCGAATTGTTCGTCCGAAAGCGAGTCGAGCCAATCGGAGGTCTCCGCCGTCTGCGGCAGGCACCCGCCCGAACCCCTCTCGCCCTTGTCCGGCGCGGCGCCGTGCCTCGCCTCGAACAGCCGGACGCATCGCACAACAATTCTCTCGTTCAGGATGCTGTCCTTGTTCGCCGTCTCAATGTCCGCGTTCACGCTAGCCCAGGTAATCATATCATATTTCCTTTTGGTCCAAGTCCCATCGCTCTACACCCACATTCTACCATATCCGCGGACGCCCGTCAAGCGGCTTTCTTATGTTTCCCGCGCCGCCGATAAGACATGGACCTCCCCGTCTCCAACGGCACCTACGACGATCGCACGGTCGGGAGGTTCCTGCGCAAGACGGAGATGGACGGACACGGATGTCTGCTGTGGACGGCGTGCCTGGACTCGGGCGGCTACGGCATCTTCCGCATATCCTCCACCAAGGTGGCCAACGCCCACCGCGTGTCGCACGAGATGTTCACCGGCCCCATCCCCCCAGGCGAGTGGATATTGCATTCCTGCGATGTCAGGCGTTGCGTGAACCCCGACCACCTTCGAATGGGATCGGCCAAGGAGAACACGGCGGACATGTGCCGCAGGGGCAGGCAACGCCGTTCTCGCAAACAATAGAACTCCGCTATAATGGTGTATGGCAAAAACAAATGTGTGCAAGGAACGGGATCGTCGCAGAGCCACCTGCCGGATGCTCATCGCGATGGTCAGGAAGGAACAGCCGGATTGGGACGCCAAACAATGCGCCGGATGGTTGTCGAAACACATGAAGGGCATCCGTGCGGCCATCAGGCGGGCTACGAGGAACGCCATCATCGACGAGATGATGCACGATTATGTGGAGACGGGCCTGGAAGGGTGGAAAGATTGAACATCATACAGTACACACGACCCTACGGCATGTGCGACGGGTTAATCCTCACAGGTGACGGCGTGGCCGAGGTCCGGGACTCACGGATAGTGGGGGAGCTCGTCTACGACACCATCGAGCTTTGGTGGCAGGGCCCGTGTCTCTGCCATTGGTGTGGACATAAGTGGCACTCCGTCATCGAGACGGACTGGAATGGCACCACCCCCTGCGGCTTCGAGTGTCCGGCATGCGGCAAAATGGATGGGATGGCGGCCGAATGAGCAACTCGAAGCCCTATTGGTGTCCACGGTGCGGGATCGAGCCGTCGCTGCCCACGCATTCCTACTGCCGGGAATGCCGCAACGAGTACGCCAGGGAGCACCGGGCCAAGCGCAAGGCCGAGGGACTTTGCGGGTGGTGCGGTCGGCGCGTGGATGGCACAGGCAGGGGCAGCATCTCCTGGTGCAAGGAACACAGGGAGATGCACCGTGCCAGGATGGAGGGGTACAGAAGAGCCGACGGGGTATTACCAAGGTGATGGATGTCACCGGAAGATTTTCCGAGGGAGAACGAGAAGGAAAGCATCATGTATGGACTACGGGATTGGATCAAGACCGCCGGATGCATATGCGAAGGCAGCGGGTGGCATGTGGACATGACGGAGATGATGTCCCTGCGGCATCAATCCGAGCTGGTGGAGCAGGTCTTGCCCGTGCTGCGAACTAAGCTGGAGCGGATAAAGGGCAGGAGACTGGCGTATTCCCTGATCGAGGAACCCGGCGAGCGGGAGAGAAGGTGGGCGCGGCAGGTGGAGTGCCTGCTCAAGGCCGAGATTCGCGTGAACGAGTGCGACATCGACAGGGTGGACGCCGAGCGCAAGGCGCTGGCTGCGAAGAACTTGAGGGACTTCTACGGAAGGCAAGGAGCCGAGAGGAAATCGATATGAAGGACTGGCGGGACAGGATGGGCATCCGACAAAGGATGCTGACGGACGGAAGGAACCTCGCCTCGCTCTCGGAGGACGGGTCGCACGTCGTCATGCAGCTCACGAAGGGGCTGCACGCGCTCGTGGACCTGCGCGACTGGCCGAGGGTCAGGGAGATGCAGTGGACCGCCATGTCGTGCTCCAAGGCGGGCGGGAAGCCGGTCCACAACGCCGCGACCTCGGTTCGTGCGGGCAAGGGCGAGCACTACAGGACCCATCTGCTGCACCGCCTCGTCATGGGGCTGGAGGTGGGCGATCGCAGGCATGTGGTGAGGACCGACACGGACGGCATCGACTGCCGCAGGTCCAACCTGACGGTCACGGACGGCGTCTCGGTGGCGCCCAGGCGGAAGCAGTCCACCATGAGGGGCAACCCGGTCACGTCGAGGTACATGGGGGTCAACCTGTCCAAGCGGCGCAACAGGGACGGGACGGTCAGGCACTACTGGGACGTGCGGTGCACCTGGGACGGCGGGCAGCACTTCCTCGGCGTGTTCCCCCACACGGACGAGGGCGAGGTGGAGGCGGCGATGGCGTTCGACGCGGCTGTCAGGGAGCACCGGGCCCCAGGGGCGAGGACGAATTTCCCGTGCTGACACGCATACACGTCAACCGGAATCACATCAGGGCGAACGCGAAAGGCGCATCGATGCCGGTCCTGACGGTCAAGACATACAGGTCGAACATCAAATGCGACAGGTGCATAATACACGGACCGAGCGAGGTCGTCTACAGACCCGATGACCCGTTGCCGTGCGGCGCGAAGTGCTGGATCGAGACTAATGCGGAGGTGGAGATATGCTGAAATGGATAACGGGCATTGTGGCACTGTGCAACCCGCTGAGGAAGGCCGGCCCCGGAGGGGGCGGCCGCAGGCTATGCGGCCAGTGCAGGTTCGACCTGACACAGGAGCGGACGCGCAACATCACCCTGCTGGAGCGCAACGTGGAGCTTTCCCTCGAGATGGCCAAGGTCCAGGCCAGGAATGATGCGGGTGAACGGGAGAACTCCATGCTCAGGGGCAGATGCCGGGCGGCGGATGCGCTTGAGATGGAGAGGATGGCCAGCCGCTACGGCCAACTCCCGCCCACACGGGACATCCGTACAGCAGCGGCAATTCAACGGTTCCTCGCAGGAGGCCTGTCAGGCCCGCAGCGGGCCTTGCAGGGTCAATTCGCCCAGCAGCGGCAATTCAACGGCATGACGCAGCACGAGTACATGAGGCAGTTCCTCGGCGGTCCCATGTCGTCGGCCATGATGAACATCGCGCAGTCGACGGGGCTTCCGCTCAACAGGTGTCCAGCCCCATGACGCGCATCAGCTCCACGCCCTTGGCCTGCGCTCCGTCGGGCATGTCCACCCAAGCCCATGTCCTGCGGCGCGTGACGGCGTAGACCGTGGATCTGCCCACCCCGTACGCCCCCATGATGTCCCTGACGCTGCACCCCGCCGCCCGGAGGCAGAGCATCTCCCGCACGGAGTACTCGTCCAGGACCCTCGGCCTGTGGTTGTCGGGACGCCCCGTGTCCTCGAAGTCCGAGTCCACCCTGGCGTCGTCGCCCTCGTCGAAGTCCTCCGGGAAGGGGGAGAAGGTCCCGGACATGGACACTGGTCCCGGACCGGGGGGGGCGGGCATGAGGTAGGAGCCGTCCATCGACACGCGGACGATGTCCCGGTCCCTCAGCGCCCGGCGCATGAACGGATCGGTCTCGTCCACGCGGCAGAGGCCGTCCAGCACCCCGTCCGGCGTCACCAGCCCGCCAAGCCTGTTCACGCGCACCCTCAAGCCGCATTCTATCGTCATCCCCGCCTTGACATCCGTGAGGATGTATCGTAGACTATGCGTGTGGGCGATGGTCGTCCGGTCCGGGGATCAAGATGCGGAGGAGAACGAAGCCATGAAAAAGAAAACCCTGCAAGCAGCCTGTGAACGGGTGGGCGGGATGTTCGGCAGTTCCGTCGTGTACCACGGCGTGCTGGACTTCGTGAAGAATGACAACGGCATGTACGAACTGAGGGACGCGGACACGGGAAAAGCCCCCAAGAGCTCTCTCCCGGACGACGACATCGATGCGGTCGTGTGCTACGGCGGCGACCTGAACTCCATCGAGATACATTTCCACCCGCAGACCGAAAGGGCGGAAGTGATGCGCGTGTTCACGGGTAGGTTCGGTTTGGGGCGGACCGTCTCGAAGGTATCCGAACCGGGGCATGCGCAGGCCATCGTGCTCGCGCCGATGAGAGCCGGGTCATGGGACGCCGAATGCATGCGATGACCTGTGTGGTCTATAATATGCGCATGGATATTGATATGACAGTTTGGACGCCGGAAACCGTTGTCAGCGTGGTGAATCAGCTTTGGTGGGCAGTATTCTGGATATTTCTATGCATCGGAACCCGACCACGCAGGCACTAGCCTGGGATAGGCCGCTACCGTTCACACGCTGTGACAAATCCAGCACCTTCGAAGAATGCTAGGATTTCACATAGCGTGCAAGCACGCTGCGCGATATCCATGCATTGGGACGCCCCCCGCAGTTACCCGTTCGAAGAGGGACGCCCCCGGAGGGGGCGGCCGGGCGATGACACCCACCGTCACCAGCCCGCCAAGCCCGTCCACGCGCACCCGCCGCTCCGCAGGGATAACGCACGCAGGGAGGGGTAGTTTCCGAGGCCAACCGAAACCGCCTTTTGCCTCCGCCATTGTGATGTTGCCCTGGAAACCGGATATCACGAGATATAATGACAAGGGGAGCGGTCGGGACTGTAGCTCAATTGGTCAGAGCACTGGATTGTCGATCCAGAGGTCAGGGGTTCGAATCCCCTCAGTCCCGTTGGAGGTTGCTCAGTAGGGGACGAGAAGCAGCCAGAGGGGTGCTGGAGGCAATGCGTCGCGGTTCGTATCCACCACCTCTCCAGTGCATCCCGTTCAGTGCAGTCAATCTCATCCCACACACTCCCCGTTCACTGCATCCCGTTCACCGTTCACTGCATCCCGTTCACTGCATCCCGTTCGAAGAGGGACGCCCCCGGAGGGGGCGGCCTGATGAGACGGGTGGAGGGGATGACACCTGAACACCTGAACAGCCAACACAGCCAACACAGCCAACACAGCAGCTCTCCCCCGGCGGTAGCCGGGGGAGGCGGCCACAACCCCCTTGGCTTTGCGCACACAGGCTTCAATTCATCATCCGGCACTTGGACACCATTTTCCCCCGGGGACGCAGCAGAGCGGCTTAGAATGCGTTCTGTGGACATGTCCGTTTTGGTGTAAGCGCCCAAAAAACCCCTCTAAACGCCCACCTAGGGCGTCTTTTGCCCACCCCGACGCCGCTCAGAGGCCCGTACGGGGGGGCAATTCCACCCTGGCGCATCTTATCGGATCCATCCGATAAGGCCGCCCCCTCCGGGGGCGTCCCCCTTCGAACGGACCCGTTATGTCACGCCCATAATGCGCATCAGCCTTTTCGGCCCGATGGAACTTACCCGGTCAGCGCCGCCCGGAGGCCGTACAGGGGGGCAATTCCACCCTGATCCCCCCGGAGGGAGGATTCGCGGGGGCGGCCGGACCCATGCCCAAGGAATTCGACCGTCTCCTGATCCCCGATGAAGGTCGGCGCATCCTATCGGATCCATCCGATAAGGTCGGCCGCCCATGTGTCACGCGCAGCGTAATGTCACGATGGATGAGGGTCCGGTAATGCGCATCCACCTTATCGGACCCGCGCATCTTCCCGGACCATAAGTTCCATTGGCTGATGAAAAGGACCCGAACCCCTCCGGGGGCCTCAGAACAGGGGTGTCCGTTTACGGGAGGACTCGGACAGTCCGATAACAGGATAACCGGGTCCGGACCCCTCGGGGCCCCGATGTTATCGGACCATGGGAAAAGGTGTCCCTGAACGGTGTCCGTTCGCGCAGGGATATGCGGACCTCGACCGTCCGAAAGGCCAGACCCCCCCAGCGTACAGACCCCGTGGGAGGGATCGCGTGAAGGAGGGACGCCCCCGGAGGGGGCGGCCGGATCCGATGTCCAAGGAATTCGACCGTCTCATCACAACCCGGGGATCAGGGTCGCATTCCGCCCCGTCCGGTAATGGGTGGCGGGGCAGCCCCCTGCGGCCGGCCCGTCCGGCCCCTGGCGGCGCGGGGGGGGCTAGTAAAAGACCTCGTCACAGAATGGGGAGGGGTGTTTATGCGGAGGCTGGTGGCGAGTATGCCATGATGCGCACCACGCTGGCCGCCCCCTGGCCGCCCCCTCCGGGGGCGTCCCTCTTCGAACGGGTAACTGCGGGGGGCGTCCCCCCTTCACGCGGTTCCTTCACGCGGTCCCTTCACGCGGTTCCTGCACGCGGTCCCTGTGTGGTCCTCGACCCCATGTCCCGCAGTTGCTTGGACCGCGGATGCCTTCAAACGGTTTCTCTCCGTGTGTCCGTTCATGCGTCCTCCCCCATGCCATCGCACCTCTCCCTCAGCTCCTTAGCGGCGGCGAGGGCGCGTGGGACGGAGCATGGGGAGGTGTGGGGAACATTGTCGCCGCAAGTACGACCGCATCCGCCGCAGTTGCACGACCCGTCACTGCAGTCCTCCGCCAGCTCCTCCAGCAGGTCTGCGATCTCAGTGTTCGTCATTCTGATTCTGGACATCATTGCCTCCTCCGAGCATCTGCCGGCCCTCCTGGGGCGGCCTGTCCTCCCATTATACACGCCCCGCTATAATTGTTCACCGGGGCGGCGCGGCCGTCCCGACGCGGGGTGGTCAGGTGCCCACTCCGGCGACGCGCCCGTTAGTGCGGGCGTCGCCCGTGCGTTAATCCGTGGCTGTCACGGACGATACACACAAAGCGCGCGTCGCCGGGACCAAGCCTCCGCCACGCAAGGCCGGCGCGCGGCAATGTCGCTTGATCGCGGCGCGCGGGTCCGTTCGCGTGACTTCGGGACACCGTCCCGTCGCCCGAGTCCCCCGGCAGGGGGATCGCCGTCCGGCGTAGGGAGCCTGTCTCGCTTGGGGTGGATCGAGTTGTCGGCCACCTGCCCCAAAGTGAAGCCAATGACATGGGTGCGCGCCTTCTTGGCTGCGATGTGTGATTCACGCCTGCGGCGTGCCCCGGCACAGGGAACACCGGTGAGCCCTGAAGCGGCGCAGCCGCGCGGCTCGGGAAACGATTTTCGCGGGATAGAATGGATGATGGAGACATACCCCAACCACCCGATAGCCGACGTGTTCCCGATGATGCGGGAGGATGAACTGGTCAAGCTCGCGCAGGACATCCTCGACAACGGCCTGCTGAACCACATCACCCTGTTCGAGGGCAAGGTGCTGGACGGGAGGAATCGCATCAAGGCATGTGCGATGGTGGACGTTGTTCCGCAGGTCGCGGAGTACGCGGGGGATGATCCGTTGGGGTTCGTGATATCGCAGAACAAATACAGGCGGCATATGACCCCAAGTCAACTCAGTGCCACTGGAGTGGACGCCGAGAAGCAGTACGCCGTCCTTGCCAGGGATAGACAGCGGAAGGCTGCGGCTTTGGCGAGGTCGATGGCGGACGAACACAAGTCGCGCAAGATCACTCGGGCAGACAACTGCGTGATTCCTCCGCAGGATCCGGAACTGCGCAAAAAACTGGGCAAGGCGATATGCGACATGCATGGATTCCCGCACAATGACGAAGTGGGCAACATGATGATCGATATATACTCCAAACCTGAGCCGGAAATTGACGAAATCAAGGCTTTCAAGGATGCCAAGACGACATATGTATACTTTGTCAAGGATGGCGACAAGGTGAAGATCGGTCGATCTGACGATCCCGAATCGCGTGTGTGTGACCTGCGTACAGGTAACCTTGATGTGTCGCTCATTGCCCAATTCGAGTGTCCGTCGCCCAAGACCGAGACGGTACTTCACAAATTGTTCGCCGAACACCGCATCAGCGAGGAGTGGTTTAGGTTATGTCCTGACATCGAGAGATTCATTGCTTTTGTCAATTGTGACAAAAGCAGGTTTTCCGTCCATGCAAGGGTAATGGTATCCAAAGTCTTGGGTGTATCTACCGGGATGATCGGCAACGCGAAGAAACTAAAGTCCGAGAGTCCTGAACTGTTTGCGCAGGTCAAGTCCGGCGAGAAGACTCTTTCACAGGCAATGCGTGACCATACCAAGACAAAGGCGATGGCGAATGTGAAGCCGTTGCCCGACGGCACCTACGGTGTCCTGTACTGCGATCCGCCGTGGACATACGACGACAAACTCGCCATCGACGAGGGCGACAGCGCATACGGCGGGGCGGAGAGGCACTATCCGTGCATGACGATGACCGATCTGAAGGCGTTGGACGTGCCAAGGCTCGCCGCGAACCGGAGCGTGATGTTCATGTGGGCCACGGTCCCATTGCTTCCGCAGGGGCTTGAGCTGCTGAAGGCATGGGGATTCGAGTACAAGACACATTTCGTGTGGCACAAGATGGCGCACAACGTCGCCCACTACAGCAGCGTCCGCCACGAGCTCCTGCTGCTCGGCACCAAAGGGTCATGTCTTCCAAGGCCTGTACCCGGGACGGACTTCTATGGCGTGGCGAAACTCATACCGAGTGTGCAGGACATCAAGCGCACGGGACACAGCGTGAAGCCGGCGAGGTTCAGGGAGATCATCGACCACCTGTACCCGGGCGGACCCAGGATTGAGTTGTTCTCCAGGGGGGATGTGCCGGATGGATGGAACACATGGGGAACGGCGTGAGCGGACCGCGCCGGACGGATTGGACGCGTGGGGAGCGGAGAATGGCTAAGTTGGTGTCGAGCGGGTTCTGGCAGTCCGAGGCGAAACTGCGCATCCATGTCTCGTTCGCGACCGACACGGCTTGGATATTCAGCGTCAAGGCGGTGAAGGAACTGATAAGATCGGATTTGAGCATACCGAGATACACCAAACCGACTTCGTCGGGGTTCCTGGTTCCCATCGACAGCATCGAGACGAGGCGGATCGCGCTGACCGGGGCGATGCTGGAGCATGCGCCGCACGACGCGGCCAGCGAAAGTGTGAAGGGCGGTAGCGCGGAGACGGTCGCCAGAATGATCCTGACCGGATGCACGTCCGCGACCAAGAAGGAGGACATCGCTGGCGTGGACTTATGGTGGCACGGCAGGGGAGTTCAGGTGAAGCACGACTACGGCGCGGGATACACGGGGAACTTCTGCATTGAGACCAAGGAGCGGAACGCCCGCGGGCTGTATTCGTCCGGCGCCCACTCCGGGGGCGGGCTATAATGGATCATGGAGACCACCTGCATCGGACCACGCCTGCCCAGAGACACCGACGCCGCGAGGGCGGCCGACGCCTACGCGCGTCTGTTCCGCGATCCCGACGCCCCCATATCGTTCTCACCGTGCCGCAACGATCCCGGGATATGGTTGGCCGTGTTCAGGGGTCGGCTGATGTCCGGTGGACATTGGTGGCCGCACGGCGCGGACGCCAGTGGTCTGACGCGCATGAAATGGAAATTGGAGCGGATCGTCGATGGCTGAGTGCAGTGAATGTCAAGGAACAGGTTGGATTGAACTTCTCACCTCCGTCCGTAGGTGCAGGTCGTGTCCTCTCGGCGGCGGGTTCGAGGAGCGCGTCGAACCCATCGTCGATGAGCTCGTGGGCGGCGGCTCGCCCGCGGACGCCGGACGCCGGCTGGCCGGGACACTGCGCGGGATGATGCCGGTGTCGCGCATACTGCCGCCGAAGATCGACAATTCCGACATCGAGGAGGGTTGGATCGCGGACGACGGGTCCTCGGAGGTTCCGTTCTGATGCTGGGCGCATCCAACATATCCATCGGGGATGCGATCATCGCGCTGCGGAACATAGCGCAGGCGATGGACTCCATGCCTCGCGCGTGCGCGTGGTCGGACATCATATGCGAGCTGATGTCCAAGGACGAACTGGACCCCGACGAGATATCGCAGTTGACGCAGGTCGGCGAGGCCATATGCTCCTACGCCCGGAACATGTCGGACGACATGAGGCAGATGGACGACATGGAGCGAGAGGCCGAGAGGCTTGAGAAGGAGGAGAGAGATGGGTGACGTGAGTGACGCGATAGGCAAACTCGTGACGAGGGAGAGCATCATAGGCAACCTGACCAGGATGATACTCCTGGACGACCGCCAGAGGGCGCTGCTCGACTCGGCGTGGGATGAGTTGCAGTCCCTAATATCCGACGCGGGGTTCTACGACGAGAGGTTCCTCGGAGCCGCGCTGGCGAGGGCGACGCGGCTGCGGGCCGCCCCGGACGAATCGGACCCCGACGCCGAGTGAATGTTCTTTTCGCCGCGTCCGCATGCGCATGTATGTCTGGATGCGGAAGACCATCACCCCTGAACAGAAGAGGGAGTCCCACCGCCGCCGCACCAGGAAGGCGCAGAGGAAAAGGCGCGCACGCGCCGCCAGACTCGGCCTGTGCAACCAATGCCAGGCGCAGTTGGAGAACGCATCCAGCCCCACATGCGCCGAATGCAGGCGCAAGTCCGACATCCGCAGCAAGGCCCTGATGGAGAGCCGCATCAGTGAGGGCATATGCCCGATCTGCCGCAACCCGTTCGATCAGCTACACCGCGTGAACAGGTACATCAAATGGTATCGCGGAGAGTCCGCGTGCTTCTTCTGCGTGAACAGGCCCAAGATAATGGTGCGCCGGGGCATGTGCGTGAAATGCATGAGGAGGAGGCGCGTCGAGGGCCGCGACAGGTGCGACATGTGCCTGGCCGACGCGAGGATCAGGGACGCCGACAGACGCAGGCGTAGGGCCAAGGTCATGTCCGCCAGGATGAGGAGCGTCCGCAGGAGCTCGCGGCGAGCTCCATAGTCTATTTTGTTTCCGTGCATCCGCGCACATCCATGAAGCCGAACGGCATGAAGGTCGATCTGGGCAAGGGCGCATATGCCATGGTTGACGCATCCAAACATGAGGCGGCGTCGGCGATGAGATGGCACATGGTCCGCAGGGGCGGCTCCAGATCGTACGCCGCCACGAACGTGCCCGATCCCAAGCGGCCGGGCAGGAACACACTGCTGTATCTGCACAGGTTCGTCACCGAGGCCGGGCCGGGACAGAAGGTGGTGTTCAGGGGCGACACGCTGGACTGTAGGCTGCGGAACCTGATCGTGATCGACAAGACATCGTCGCACAACGGCGTGTCGAGGATGGGCAGGATGTGGCAGGCCACGGGGCATGTCGACGGCACGCAGGTGCACATCGGTCTCTTCCGCACGGAGTTGGAGGCCGCCGCGGCGAGGAGGAGGTTCGATGACGGAAGATCCAAGAGAAGGAGAGAGCGATGAGCGAGACGAAGCCTCAGACGGGGAAACCGCAGACGGGGAAACCGCAGACGGGGAAACCCCGGACGGACTCGAGCAGGAAACGGAATGGTCAATGGGCGAGCAGGACGGACACAGGGTCCCCACCGACTTCATCTCAGGATTCGACGGCCTTGTGTGAGACCGCGATATCCCCGGAGGACAGGGAAGTCATCGACGATGTCGTGAGGAATTACAACGCACAGCCGTCGAGATGGCACAGATACGGCAGGGATTTGCTGTCGTCGGCGGGCTTCCCACAGAACTGGAACACCGCGTTCGGCAAGGAGTTCGAGGCGCATCTCGACTCCGAGGCTGTGTGCGACGCGCAGTTGGCGTCCATCATCAGGTTCTACAGGGATAACGGGACCGACCTGCGCGTCAGGTTCCTGCTGAGATCCACGACGTCCATGTCCACACATTCGTTCCTGCGAGGCAGGCTGAATGCCTGAGAGCGTCGACTACACATGGGACACGCCCGTCGATCTCGCGCAGTACGCGAAGATCTACGGCGACGGGGGAAGCCTCCGCAGGAAATGGGGACTGCCGAAGGGATACGCGTCCATGTCCCCGGAGGACAGGAAGGCGGCCCGCCTGAAGGTTCTGAGGGATCACTCAAGTCCTGAGAGGTTCACGAGGGCGTTCGATCTGTTCTGCTCGCATTTCTTGCAGCGCGACCACACCGACTATGCGGAACTGCCCAGGGAACTTCAGTTCTACAAGCGGAAGAAACCACCCGCGCTCATCCACCACATGATGGCCGACTGGGTCAGACGCTATCCGTTCAACCTGTGCGCGATCCCCCGCCATTTCGGGAAGAGTGCCGTGATGGGCATGGCGATGCCGCTGTTCCTGTCGCTGACGAAACCCTCCGGCTTCAAGATACTGTACGTGATAAACAGCAACTCGTTCATCAAGCAGAGGTTCGCGGACCTGATGCTCCAACTCGAGAGCAACCCGCTCATACTCGAGGACTTCGGCGTCAACAAGCCACCCAGGGGCGGTGACAGCATCTGGACGAAGAACATACTGATGCTGAACAACCGCAACACCATCATGGGCATGCCGATAGGCGCGCGCGTGTTGGGAATCCATCCGGACTGGTGCTGCATCGACGACGCCGAGCAGGATCCGGACGACCCGACATCCGGTCTGAAGGATACGGATCTCATCGCAGCCAGGTTGGACAACTACATCTTCTCGACCATCATGCCGTCCCTGGACCCGGGGTGCGGCATATTCTGGATCGGCACGCTGATCAGCAAGCGGCACTACATCTACCACGCCGCGTTCTCCAAGGAGAAGAAGTGGGAGTTCTGGAACCGCGCGGTGTATCCCGCCATAGACGACGCCACCGGCAAGGAACTGTGGAAGCACAAGTTCGACGAGGGCGCCATCGACAAGATGAGATATTCCCTCGGCAGCAAGTTCGGCGCGAATGTGATGAACAGGCCGGGCATGGACTCGGACCCCGTGTTCTTCCTCGACGACGAGTTCCACATGTACAACGTCATGTCGGGGCCCCACCCGAAGGACGAGATAAAGCCATTGGAGTCCAAGTCGGTCATCACATACAACGTCATCACGACCAACTCCTCGGGCGACATAGAACCGATCCCGATGCAGGAGCACGCGGGGCACCTCATATCGAACATGTACAGGTTCGCGACCGTCGACTATGCCAGATCGTCGCACGCAAGGGCGGACTTCTCCGTCGTGATGGTGATGGGCAAGGATGTGGCCAAGCGACTGTGGATACTGGATCTGTGGGCCGGCAGGATAGGTCTGGACAGGACAGGGACCGGCAAGGGCAAGAAGCTGCTGAGCGAGGACATCCTCATCAGGAAGGCGTGGGAGATGTGCGTCAAGTGGAGGACTCACACCCTCTGCATAGAGTCGACCGCGATACAGCAGTACATGCTCGCGCGGGCCAAGTCGGACATGGAGGCCTGGATGCTGAAGGCCAACTTCGGCCTGAACATAACGGGCACGAAGTACCCCAGCCAGTGGTCCAAGGAGGACAGGATATGCAACGCGCTGGAGTGGAGGTTCAACAACAACTCCATCCTGCTGCCCGCTCCGCTGAGGAAGCAATGGCCGTTCAACATGATGTTCATGCAGATACGCGACATGACCCGCGACGGCAGCAGGCTTCGTCATGACGACTGTCTGGACACCTTGGCGATGCAACACTTCATGGATGGGCATCAAAGCGGCATCAAGGAGCATGTGGCGCGCAACAGGACCGCGTTGGACAGGATGAAGGACGGCGAGGTTGTCGACGAGCACGGAATGCCTCTGGCCTCGTTCCTCACGCCCGACAAGATCACACCCGCCCTCATAGACGCAATCGTGTCGAAGAGGGCGGAGCAGGAGGACGAGGAGGACGACTACGCGCCAGGCGTCAACTGGTTCGGGATCAATTTCTGATCCTCTATTTAGTTTACATCCGGGAGACACGCATCATGGACACGGTAATTCAGGCGGGGACGGTCATCTCGATGTTATCGCTTTCGTTTCTCGCCATAGCGCTCGGACGCATGCTGTGGAGGAGAGACGCGAGGGCCGTCGTCAGGAACGACGGATCGGTCAAGTCGGTCGGACATCCCATATCGATGTCGGCCGCGCTCTCCGACGCGGCGAGGAAGGGCGAGCGTAAGGTGGACCTCTCCAACATGGACAACGCGGAGGACATCCCGGATGACGAGAGGGTCGATCTGGGATACGGCTTCTCGGCGAGCTTCAGCCCCGAGTTCGCCAAGGAGGACTAAATGCCCGCCAAGATAGAACTTCCGAAGAAGAAGGACGACGTCACGCTGGTCAAGGTGCTCGACAACGCCCTGTCCCAGATAGAGCAGGTCAGGAATCCGCACTCCGTCGAGTGGCTCGTCAACCACTGGTTTCTCAAGGGTGCCAGGGGCTTCCGGCGGCTCAACTACCTCAACGGCAGCATAGACGGGCAGATCGCGTTCGAGGACTCCCGGGGCAAGCTCAGGTTCAAGTATGAGGGTGCGTTGGGCATGGTCCAGACCAAGGAGGGCCAGCTAGGGAACATGGATCTCGGACCGTCCGTGACCGCGAAGCCGTTCAGCCTCGACGCTCAGAGACGCGCCGCCGCCGGGAAGGTGTTCTTCGACAATGTGTTCCCCGCCGACAAGACGAACGATCCGGCCAAACTGGCCAAGCAGAACATACTGCACTACGGCATCGTCGGCATGATGCCCGAGTTCGACAGGTGGCCGGACGGATCCAGCACATACTCCATATCCATCATACCTCCGTGGGAGCTGGGGTGCATGCCTGTCAATGTGTCCAGCCCGAGCGAGGCATCCGCCATAGTGCGCGACAGGTGGGTCAGCCTGGAGTGGCTCAAGGCGCAGCCGGAGTTCAAGCTTCCCGCCAAGGCCAAGACGCACGACCTGAAACCCATAGACGTTATCTTCGGCACCACCCCGAACAGGGTGCACGGCCCCATATCGTCCCCGTCCGCGGGCGTGGTGACCGACACGGTGAACTCGGTGCTGAACAAGGGACGCGGCAAATCCGGCACCGGGAGGTCCACCTCCCCCCATGTCAGGCTCGTAGAGGTCTGGCAGAAGGGGCTGGAGGCACCGTCCGGCTACACCCTCAAGAGATACATAGCCAAGGTGGGCGACGTCATCATCAGGGACGAGACGTTCGGAGACATCAAGTGGGCCGAGGCCAACCCCGACAAGCCGCTTCCGCCGCCGTTCCCGATAGGGATCGCCAACTGGTTCAATGTCGGCTTCTACGGACGGCCGTTCGTCACGCCCATCGTCGAGGTCACGAACGAGGTGGAGGAGTTCCTGTCGTCGTATTTCCGCAACATCGCGTCCGTCAACTCGATGGGAGCGTTGCTCGTGCCGGCGGGCATGGGTCTGGATCACAAGCGGCTGAAGAACCAGGGCGACATGAAGGTCATAACCTATTCGCCGAACCCACTCCTGCCGGATGCGGCGCCGCAGGCCATACAGCCAGTCAACTCAGGGTCCGCACCCGCGCAGGCCGCGCAGTTGGCGCTGCAGTTGGCCAACGACATGGGGGGCACCGGGGGACTCATAGCCGGGAACACAGGCAGGCTGGACAGCAGGAACGCCATCGAGTCCACGTTCAACATCCAGAACATACCGCTGGACGCGCCCGCGAGATCGCTGTCGGAGGCGTTCGCCCAGGTGTACAGGGCGATAATGTACGAGGCGAGGGTCAGGTTCACGGAGGCCGACAGGCTGGAGCTGGTGTCGTTCGACGAGGCCGCCGCCGGACTGAGGATAGACAAGGACGGCACCGTGAAGCTGGACAGCACGGGACTGCCCTGGCCGCACCAGGTCAATGTGAACGTGAAGAACGCATCCGTGGAGGCGAGGACGAACGCGAAGCAGGAGGCTCTGGAGTCCCTGGTCGCCGGCATCATCACGCCGTCCCAGTTCTGGATACTCAACTTCAAGAAGGAGTTGGGTTACGTTCCGGGCGTCAACGAGGACATCAGAGGCCAGGTGCAGACGGCGCAGCTCAACAACCTCACGCTGTTCTCGGACGGCGAGACCCCGGGCGAATTCATATACTCGCCCCAGTCAGACAACCCCAACATCCTGCTCCAGATAGTGAACGAGTTCATGGGTCAGACGTTCTATAAGAAGTCGTCCGTCGAGGTGAGGGAGGCGTTCGAGTCCTACAAGAGGATACTCATAGAGTCGGTCGGCGGTGAATTCCCGGAGCAGATCCCGAACGCGGAGGACGCGGCGGCGCAGCAGGAGCAGTTGATAGCGAGGCTGCAGCAGCAGCAGGCCCAGCAAGGTCAGCAAGGTCAATAAGGCAAACACGGAGGTCAAATGGCAGACGAGACGATCGCAGACACGGTTGAGAATCAGGTGGACGGCACGGAGGCGGACGCCAAGGGCGAGGCGGCGGGCAGCCTGCCGGAGTTCGTGGACATCGTCGTGGACGGCCAGCAGCAGCGCATAACGGGCGCGGAGGCATTGAAGCGCCTGCAGATGGACGCCGCGGCGCAGGTCAGGTTGGAGAGGGCGGAGAGGACGCGTCAGGAGGCCGTGGACCTCGTCGCGAACTCCAAGACTGCCAGTCAGGTCGACTCCCTCCTTAATATCGTTTTGGATCAATCCAAGTCTCAGGAGGATCGCCAGACGGCGATGTCCGAGATGTTGAGGCTGAAGGGCACCAGCGTGGAGGACATAAGCGCCATGAACCAGAACCTGACGACAAATCAGACGCAGGTGCAGCAGGCCGCTCAGGCCGTGGAGAGCTCCGCGGCCGGATCCTCGGAGCATGAGCAGGCCATCATGCAGTTGGCGCAGGTGCTCAAGGAGGTCAAGGATAACCAGACGTCGATGCAGGACACGATGTCGGGCCTCGACACGGAGAGCCTCCAGCGCGAGAGACAGAGGCAGCAGGCGGAGTTGGACTCCATGTTCGACTCCGACAAGGAACTTGGCTCGTTGGCCAGGAGGTTGGGACCCAGATCGAAGGACGACGCGAAGAAGATGGTCTGGGATAAGTATGTCCGAATAGCCACGGACACGCAGCGACCGGGACTCGAGAGCATGCAGGCGGCCCTCGCAGAAGGTAGGGCCTTCTACAGTAACATCGACACCCCGGAAGGATTCTCGATACCCGGAAGCATTCCCGGATTCGGTTCCGAAGGAAGCGTGAGCACGTTGAAGCTCGACGGACCACCGAAACAGGCGCCTATCACCGACTCTGAGGGTTTCTCGGACTGGATAAGCCAGACCATCGCCCTCAAGGCCATAGAGAGGCATAACCAGGAATAAGCTGCGCCCGATGCGGCGCACCAACGGATAGGAGAGAACAATGGCACAGATCATGTCGACATCCGGAGACGTGGCCAGCGCGATAGTGCAGGCCATCGAGCCGGGCATCCAGGACTGGACGGTCCACAAGGCCGATCCCGTCTTCATGAACCTTTTCACCACCAGCAAGGAAGTGGTCAAGTCCGGCTTCGGACCCGGCTACGTCTCGCGGCGCGTCTATCAGGACGGCCTCAGCGGTGCCGCATGGTACACGGACGCGCTCGGCGCGGCCGAGGCCAACGTGACCGCCAGCACCGTGGGTTACGCCGCGGCCGCCGTGTACCCGGGACTCGACGAGTACCGTGACGCGACGACCTTCCAGAGGACGCTCGCCATCACCCGACTGGTCGGCAACCTGATCCTCCCGCTCGACGTCCTGCGCGCCAACGCGCTGGACAGCGCCGTGGGGGACATCGTCGGCAAGCGCATCTCCTCGGAGGCCAAGCGCATCTCGCACATGAGGACCAACTTCATGTACGCGGACACCGACAACTCGCTCGGCTCCGTGGCCAGCATCACGGCGGGCGGCACAACGTCGGACTCGACGGCCACCATCACACTCACCCGCGTGAGGGCACGTCAGCTTCCCGGAGGCATGCCCATCGAGATTTGGGCAAGTGACTTGACATCGCGCAAGCATTCCGCCGGATCGCCCATCTCCACGACCAAGGCCATCTGCCAGGTCGTGTCGTACGACACCAGGACGGAGACCCTGAAGCTGTCGCTGCTCAACTCGGCGACATGGTCCGCTGACTTGGCGGCCGGCGACAAGATCTTCATGCAGAACCCGAGCACGGACGCAGGCACGGACATGAGCGGCGGAAACCGCTTCAACCTGCCTTTCGGCCTGTTTGATCAAATAAAGGAGAGCGGTACCATATGGTCAGAGGGCGGGCAGTCGGGCATCGATCTCGCGGTCAGGCCCAACTTCTCCTCGCTCGCGGTCGACAGCGGCAATGTGTTCCTGACGGAGGATCAGCTCCATAAGGACTACGGTGCTTTTGATGACCGGTATTCCGGCATCGACGGCGCCGAGGTCGACACCGCCCTGACCACGAACGGCGTCATGGTCGGGCTGCTAAACAATCAGGCCGGATCGGAGACCCGCGACCGCAACGGGTTCACCCGCAAGGCCAAGATGGGATGGACTGTCTTCTCGTTCACCTACGGTGGACGCGAGGTGGACATCCAGATCTCCCGCTCGCTGCCGAAGGGGACATTCGTGTCCTTCAAGACGGCCGACGGGAACTTCAAGGAGTTCGTGCCTCCGGGTCTGGCGCGTGAACGCGAGGATGGAAGCAAGATCCCCGGCGTCAAGTTCGTCAACCCGGAACTCGGATACCCGGACATCTTCAGCCCGTTGCTGACGACCTCCGGCGCGACTACGGAGTTCAAGCAGGCTCCCTTCGGCGTGTACACGCAGGTCGCGTTCGACCAGCCGATGGGCATCATCAGGACCAACATCAAAGAGGACCTCAGCTCGTAAGGGTTCTCAGTGGTCGGGAACAGGGGGCCGCGTCCTTCGGACGCGGCCCTTTTTCTGCTCACAGATAAGCACATACCTATGCAGCGTGTCCAATTGTGACCTGTCCAGCATGGATATCTGTTTCTTGACGAAGTTGATCCCGTTCCTGATGTTCATCATCATTCTCCTTCCGGCTCATTATACCCCCTCCTCCCGCGGAGTCAACCCCCTTATGAAGTCTCCACTCGCCGCCCACACGGGGAGGTCCACTGAATGTCAGCGACAACCATCATCAAGGCAGGCTGGACGGCCTGGGTTCCGGAGGTCATGCGCGAGGCGAAGCCGGCATGCCTGGCCTTCATACGCAGGCTGCTCAAGACAGACTCGGCCACGCTGTACTGGCACTCCTACACACGCAACTGGGTCGTGTGCGTGAGGGAGCGCGTGCGCGGACGGGACGGGGTGTCGGAGCTTCAGGTCGTGTCGCACTCCCCGGACATGGGACCGCCAGTACTCACACGCGAGACCGTGGAGACGCTGAAGTCCAAGTGCTTCCGGAAGCATGCCGTCATGGAGGCCCTCGACCGCATGGAGTCCGACGGAGCCTCGCGGGACCACGAGGAGCACGAGGAGTTCAAGGACAGGCTCCTGATGGAGGAGAAGGCGTTCAGGAAACTCAGGATACACGATCCAGACAACATATCCGCCGCAGATCTCAGGAAGATGGGGGAGCTCTAAATGGCCACTCTGGTGGACTTCATACAGCGCGTCAGGGACTTCGTCAACGAGTCCGGACTCAACGCCAAGTACACGGACGCGAAGATACTGCGTGAGATAGAGAGCGCGTACTCCCTGGTCATCCCGGAGCTGTTCATGGTCGGCGGATCCTTCGCTCTCGTGAACGTCGACATCAAGGTGGTCTCAGGGCAGGCGTCATACGCCCTTCCGCCGCACGTCGGCCAGATACTGAGGCTGGCCAAGGTGGACGGTAACGGCAACATCCAGTGGGACTTCACGCCCAGGTCGGTGTGGAACCCGGCCGGATACGGAGTGAGGGTGAACCCGCCGAACATCGTGTTCGATCCACCGTGGCAGCGCGGGGAGACGCTTCGGCTGACGTATCTGCCCACCGGGGAGATCAGGTTGGCGGAGGGCCCGCTCGACGCGGCCAGCACTGCGTCGTCGCTCGTCCTGGGTACGCCAACGAAGGGCGCGCTCGGCACGCACCAGGAGGAATACGCGGGATACAACGTCACGCTGACGGACGCGAACGGGGATCAGGAGACGTTGTTCGTGGACTCCTCGTCCCGCGCGGCCGGCGCGCACACGCTGACGGTCATGCCGTCCGCCACGCTGAGCGTCGCCGCGACCACAACGTACGAGGTCGTACCCGTCGTCAGCGAGGCCGTGAAGACAGCCGTCGTGTCGCTCGCGGCCAAGAACATCGCGGGCAGGGAGGGCAGGCAGGACAGGGAGGCCGGCATACTCAGGCAGTACCAGCTCCACATCAGGCAATTGATGCTGCAGCACGGAAACATCGAGAACATACTCGGCCAGCACTTCACGGCCGACACCTTCGACAACGACAGGTTCGCGGGATCCAGGTTCTCGCACTTCAGGACCAACACGGACGGGACCACAACCGTCGGACTGTAAAGGGGGAGACATGCCGTTCATATCCAGGCCCAGGTTCGTCAACAGGACCCCGGCGTCCAGGTTCATATCCCAGGAGTTCCCGCAGACCGTAGTGCCGAACCTCACGAAGGAGGACGAGGACAGGCTCATGATATCCACCCCGTCCGGCACGAACCTCGTGCCCGGCTTCGGGATGAACTCGCAGTCGGCTTCGGTCAGCACCAGCCTGAACAGGTAACGGAGGGGACTTGCCCAGGAACTCGAACAGATCGTGGCCGTACGACAACTTCCGCAAGATGTCCGTGGACCTCTCGCAGACGCGTCAGACAGCCGTCGGTCCGCCCAGGCTCGTCGGCGTGGACGGCAGGGAGTTGGGCGGCCTGCGCAGGGACGTCGGCTTCAAGTCGCTTCAGTTGAGTCAGGTCGGACTGCTGCAGACGCAGGCGAGGGCGCCGACATGGTTCTCCGGATTCGAGATACAGAAGGGCGTGGACAAGAAGAACCTGATACGCGGGTTCGCGTTCCTGGACGGCTCGTCGGTTCTGTTGCATTGGTACGACACGCAGACCGGAACGTTCCCACTGCCGCATTTCGTGTCCACGTCGTTCACCGGAACGGCGGATGATCTGGATCTAACGGTCAGGGGCAAGTTCATATACATAACCGGCGTCGGCACGGCAGGCGCGCCGATGGTCGTGTGGCACGACGGCACTGACTGGATGATGGAGGACATGGGTCCGCTGATCCTCGACGGCTGGGTCCCGGCCGCCGCGCCCACCGCGCAGGCAACGGGCGGACTTCTTTCGGACGGGGACTACCTCGTAGCCGTCAGGAAATTCAACTCCGAGAGAGGCGTGTTCGACGGGACATCCAAGTTGCAGTCAGTCTCGCCCGCCAGCGCCACCACGACGCAGATCATAACATGGGAGGGCCTACAGGCCGCCAACGGTTTCGACCAGGCATACCTGTACAGGAGTGTCAGGAGCGGCACTACCATGTATCTCGAGAGCATATTGGATCTCCCATCCGCCGGATTCGTGTTTCCAAATTTTGGCAGCGCCACGTTGGGACTCACCGATCAGCAACTGCAACTGCAGGACACATTCGAGCCTTTCGTGGATCCGGTCAGGAAGCCGCCCAAGACCGACAGGATAAACACCTTCCAGGGCATCACAGTGATGAAATTGACGGGCGATGACGCGGGCGAGCAGGCCGTGACCGACCTGATATGGACCAAGACGGAGAGGGTCGCCCCGGAGGAATTCGGACCGGACAACGTGTATCCAGGCCCGTCCAACATCGGATCGGTGATCCAGTTCATAAACGCCGGGGACTTCCTTCTGGGCATCACGCCCGTGTCCACCATACGCATACAGAAGGCCGGCATCGACATGGCCATACAGCCCATCCACAGGGGATGGGGACCACTGTCCAGATACGCCGCGGTAGACTTCGGACCGGCTGTGATGATAGCCGGCCCGAGGGGCCTCTACTTCATCGAGGCATCGTCCGGCAGGCTGCAACTCATCGAGGCCGTCGACAGGCTGATGACCAACAACGACGAGTGGCTGCTGGACATACTCGCCGATCAGGGCAGCGCGGGCGCGCCCAACATACAGTTGGCGTACGACGAGCCTCTGGGATGCATATTCATCCTGAACTCGGTCAAGAAGGAGGCGATCTGCTTCTGGACCAAGACCTCGCGGGTCACCATCAGGGAGGACATGCCGTTCACGCTGGCCACCACGGCTGTGCATCCGGTCACAGGCGGAGCCAGACGCGCCATGTTCGCAGGCATCGCCACGGGCGGATCGCCCGCGTTCGTGCAGGCCGACAAGGTGTTCTTCCCGGACTCGTTCCGCGAGGGACCGGACGTGACACCCACATTCGAGAACCCCGGCATGCAGACCATGCACGGCGCGCTGAATAAGGCCACGAAGGTCAACGGTCTGGCAACGGGAGGCACGGTCGAGTCGCTGATAGACACCTCGAACACGTTCGGAATGGAGGTGTTCGGCGCCTTCGTACATGTGTGGCAGACGATAGGTGGCGTGGAGACAAGGACGCGAGTGTTCGCCGTACCGGCCCCAGCCTTCGTGTTGGACGACTTCAACAGGGCCGACGCGCCGGATCTGGGACCCAACTGGAGTCAGACGGGTTCAGGCACGTCCGACTACTGGAACGTGGACTATTGGTCCGCCGACTATTGGTCCGCCGACTACTGGGCATCGTCGTCCGCATTCGCGATAGCCGTGTCCGGATCCAAGGCGCTGGGCATCAACATCAACGCCGGAGCCGTGGAATACGCGGCCATATGGAACACGGCTGTCCCGGCGGCAAGCTACGACGTCGAGGCATCGTTCACAGCCGACGCCGCAGCATTGCCTTGGTTCCAACTGCATGGCCGCAGGATATCGAAGACCGAATTCAACACGGAGGGTTACCTCATGACGGCGGCAACGAAGACCGCCGGAATAGCCGGACGCACACTGACAGCGGACACGGTCAATCTGGAGTATGTCAGCCCGGTCAACACCAAGACACTTATCGGAAGCGTGCCATTCGCGTTCGTGTCAGGCACGACATATACGCTGAAGATGGGTTTGAGGAACAATGTCCTGACCGCGCTCGTGGACGGAAAGGAAGTCCTGCGCAGGGTGGTGGATGATCAGGCCATCGTGGCAGGTCCACAGTTCAAGAAGGATGATCTGCTGTCAAGCACATTCTCCGTGGACAGGGTGGACTCGAACAGGATGGTCGTGTGCTACAGCGAGGACTCGGACAGCGCGCTTTATGTCAGGATAGCCACCGTGTCCGGCACGGACATCACATGGGCGGCGAAGTCGCCCGTCGTCGCGACACCCGGAGGTTTCTTCGCCGATGTCGCCGCCGTGGACGTCAACACCGTTCTTGTCGGATTCTTCGACGCGAATGCCGGTCCGAACGGCGGCGAAGGCAAAATAACAAAGTTCGCACTGACCGATACGACATTGACTATCAACAGCACATCCACGTTCGCGCCGTCCGTAAACACGCTGGAGGGAGCGAGATACATAAAGCTGGCCAGGTTCGACTCCGGCACATACGGAATAGCATGGATCGATTGGGAGAAGGACGGGTTCGGAATCGAGAAGAAACTCACGAGGGCGAGGATACTGACGGCTGTCGGACCGATTTCGATGGGTCCCACAGTCGACATACACTCAGGCAGGACGAACGACTTCGGTGTCGAACTGATTCCGTTGACGTCCACCACGGCCATCGTCACATATGCGGACTCCGACGACGACAACAAGGGGAAACTAAAGGTAATCACAGTGTCGGCGGGCATCATCACGCAGGGACCGTCCGTGACCTTTCACGGTTCCGCAGGGGGCATATCCAAGGACATATCATACGGCGCCGCGAGATGGTCCGACACCGAAGCCGTCATATCGTTCAATGCGGTGCTTGAGCAGGACTCGAGGTCAGTCGTGATCACGGTGTCCGGCCTGGACGCGACGATTGGCGCGGTGTCTCAGCCCGCCAAATTCGCGAACAAGGCCGACTGGGTGGACATGGACACGGTGGGGGACGACGCGTTGTCGTTCGGCGCTAACCAGGAGTTCTCGCCCGCGCTCTCCGGCACCTCCGACAATTTCGCCGTGGCGTCACTGTCGTCCACCAAGGTGGTCGCCGCGTATCTCGACAATTCGTCGGTGGGCAAGATCATAGTCGGAGACGTGACGGGTATAACCGTCACATGGGGTCCGGCGGCGGGCACTACATTTGGCGGATCCAGGAACATATCCATATCCGTGCTGTCGTCCACCAAATGCGTGATGTCATGGATAGATCTAGTGTCGGCGCAGCCCTTCGCGGTGGTAATCACCGTGACAGGTCTCTCCGCGACACTTGGCGTACAGACCAGCTCAGGTCAGATAGAGAGTCCGGCCAATCCGGTGCATGAGCAATGGACGACGGCCATGGACTCGACACATGCGATCATAATGTGGAAACTCACTGGCGCCAGCGCCGTAAAGGCCATGGCCATGGCCATCTCAGGCAGCACGATATCCACCGGCGTGTTCGCGAATATCAACAATCCGTCGGGAAACCATCCGCAGGGCATCAGGGTGGAGTCGCTCGACTCCACGAGATGGCTCGTCGCCATGTCGAACGGCGGCGGCAACGAAGTCATACTGCAGACCGGGGATCTGGCGGGCCTCACCGTCAGCGCCGGCGCGTCCACCACACTCCAGGGCGGATCCGGGGCCACGCCCGCGCAGATGTCCTTGAGGAGGTTGACGTCCACCACCGCAGTGCTGGCGTTCCAGAAGAACAACGGCGCCGATTGGTCCGGAAAGGTCGCGGTGATAACCGTCACTGGCGCGGATGTCACCGCAGGACCGGTTTCTACATTCAAACACGTGTCCGAGGCCGCGATAGTCGGCTTCGATGTGGCCGTAATGACCCCCACGTCATTCAGCGTATCATGGATGGACTCGGGGGCGGGCGACACGGGAAACTCGATACTGGGCACCGTCTCCGGCACGTCGCTTTCGTTCCCCGCGCCGAGTCAGGTGTGGTTTGTGAGCGAGCAGACGGGCGGACTTACAAACAACATAGTCAGAAACGCGCCGCTGGGCGCGTCGTCGTTCATCGCATTAGCCCAGAATCAGGTGGCCGACGCAGGGTTGGCGTTCATCGCACAGGCCACAGGACTGACGGGTAAGCGTCTGGTGTTGACCTACAGGGATGTTGGCGCCGACAATTTCGGGAAGGCCAGGATAGGCAATGTCGTGTCGGGAGAGGTTGTGTGGGTGGAGTACAGCCAATTCCTGTTCCCGACCACCCCCGCGCAGATAGCGTCCAACTCGGCGGACGCACGGATAAACCGCGTCACGCATGTGGACTTCGACACGGCGTTCGTGTTCACCAAGGACGCCGGCGACGGCGGCAAGGGCAAGGCCATACTCCTTGAGGTACCGACGCTCGGCGCCGCGCAGATATTGCTGAGTGGCGGCTTCGCCGGCTTTGGGATATCGTTCGACGCCGGTTCCGAGTCGGCGTCCGTCGACGACTTCCGCATCATAGAGGAGGTCAACACGATAGGGCTTACGCCGTCGCTGCCGCAGGCGGTCGCGTCGGGCGACAGATATGCCATCGCCCCCGTCCCGTTCAGGGTGACCTTCCCGGCGCTCTCGGAGGAGGGGGCGGTGGACCATTTCCGCAGGACCATCGTGGAGACCATGAAAGGGCTGATATCCAATTACAGGCCCAATCAGGTCACCACGGTGAACGAGAAGATGAGGTTCCAGGTGTTCAGGAACGGAAACAAGGTGGAGCACGCGGGCAAGGAAGTGAACCTGGATGTGGATCAGGACGACTTCGTGGCCTCGTTCGGCGGCGTGTCCGGGCATGTCATGCACCCGGGCATGGAGTCCTTCGCCTCGAACTCCGACATGGAGCTCATCGCCGTGCGCGTCGAGGGAGGCGTGACGGACAGCGACATAGACCAATGATGCGTCCTATGAAGTGTTGACGCACATCGTCCATTTGGGAGAGATGATATGGGCCTTACCGGAATAGTCGATATCCTCGGACTTGGCCTTGACGCCGTCGGAGGCTTCGCGCAGTTGAACGAGGCCGAGCGAAGGCGCCAGAACCCGCCGGAGGTCGGCAGGCAGACGGGCCGCAACGACGCCGTGACGTCCTTCCAGGGCGGGGACGTGCCCCGCGGCGGGTTTCAACTGAGTCCGTTCCTCCAGGGTCAGATCAACTCGCTGGAGGCTCCGCAGGAGACCGTCAAGGGAGGCCTGTTCAACCTGTTCGATGTGCCAAACCCCGAGTTCCAGGCGTTCAGCGACTCCATCCAGAGGGCGCAGCAGATAGTCGGATCCGACACCATAACCGAGACGCAGGCGCAGCAACTGCAGCAGATACTCAGGGACACCGGCAAGGACGAGCTGGCCGGCGAGATAGGCTTCCAACTCACTCAGCAGACAGGGGGTTTCAATGTCGATCCGGGCGTGAGGGATGTCCTGCAGGCCGGCATAAACGACACGCAGACGGCCAGGGACATCACCGAGAGGGATCAGATCAGGCAACTCAGATCGCTCGGGATAACCCAGGGCATAAGGACGGAGCTGCTTCCGAAGTTGAGGGGCGAGCTGAACAACGGCTTCCTGTCCGCCAGAAGGGATCAGGGGATCGCCGAGAACAGGGCGATAGGCGCCCTCCGCGCAGGCGCGCTGCCGGCCATAGCCCCGGTCATCCAGGCGCAGCGTCTCAGGGACGAGATAAACGGCAGGCTGGAGGACACGTCCGTCGCCCGACTGGAGTCGCAGAGGGTCGCGCTGGACAGGCGGCACGACAACCAGCTCAACTCCGCCAGGGTCCAGTTGGAGCAGCAGTTCCCGGGAAACCCCGGACTCGTGGAGAGCCAGCTCAACCAGATCAGGTCGTCGCAGTTCCAGGAGATAGGGACGCTGCAGAACGGACTCATAGCGGACTTCGCGAGGCTGGAGTCCGACATCGATGTGCAGACCGCCGGCTTCGTGCAGCAGTCCACGGTAGCCGCCGCGGGACAGCTCGTGGACCTGTCGAGGTTGGAGTCGCAGGCGAGGGACATCTTCTCTGCCAGGCGCAACCAGATAAACCTGGCCAAGATAAGCAGCGACATGAGCATCAGCATGCTGGACAGGGACAACAGGGCGCAGGAGGCCCAACTGCTCCGCTCGTGGAACGAGATACTCGTCCCCGAGCAGGAGCTCGTGAACCAGATATTCAGCCTGAACACCTCCCTGGAGGACAGGCGGGTGGCGTTCCAGCAGGGCACCTTCCAGCAGGGTCAGGCCGGGCTCAACCAGCTCTCGGTCGCGGTCAGCAACTTCCAGGCAAGGAAGGACGCCGAGAAGGCCGCGGACGCGGCGAGCGAAAGCAACAGCTCGTTCGGCGGACTCGGCTCCGCGGCCGGCACCGCGCTTGGCGCAGTGTTGGCCGCACCGACCGGCGGGCTGTCCATCGCCGCCGGGGCCTCGCTGGGTGGAAGCATCGGCGGCGGCATCGGATCGTCGTTCAAGAGTTAAGGAGGCGGAATGCCGGTACAGAGACTTGACACCACCGCACCGAACGTCAACGCACCCGCAGCGGCGGTCGGTCAGTCCACGCAGGCCGCGCAGCAGAGGAACGCCTCGGGACAGGCCGCGCGCGGACAGGACGCCGCCATACTCGCCGACGCCAAGAAGTCCGCATTGCAGGCGCAGATAGCCATACTGAACGCCAACACCAAGAGGACGATCGCCGAGGAGCAGATATCGGCGCAGGAGCAGGCGAACATCCAACGCAGCGTCACGAGCCTCGTCAGCCAGGACGCGTCCATGAAACAGCAGGACGAGCAGTTCAAGATCAAGCAGCAGTTCAAGGAGAAGACATTCGACTTCGAGAAGCAGAAGCTGGAGTTCGACACGGCCGTGTCGGAGCTCGACAAGTTCGCCGCCACCACGGCGCCGCTCCCGCGCAACGAGGACGGGAAGTTCGTGGATGCCGCCCTGAACGACCAGCAGGCGGCACTGGAGTCAAAGGTGGAGTCCACGTCCAACGCGTTCGGGCGCACGGTCAGCAAGGAGGCCATCCGCATGAGGACGGCCGTGCCGCTGGCGACCTTCAACAACGCCATCCAGGTCGAGGCCGACAAGGTCAAGAAGCAGAAGCAGGTGGACGACAGCGCGCTGAGGATCAAGAAGAGCTCCGAACTGGAGAACAGGCAGACGTCCAACTTCCTGCTCACCACCCAGTCGCGCAAGGAGACCATATCCACCCAGTTGAGCCAGTCGTTCTCGGACGGAACGTTCTCGCAGGCGAAGGTCAGACTCGTGTTCGCCGACGCCATGGGCGTCACGCCGGAGCTGCGCGAGGCCATCAGGCTGGCGGACGCAGGCACGCCGGAGGAGGCCCGCAGGGCGCTGTCCAAGGTCGCCCCGGAGGAGAGGGCCGCGTTCCAGAAGGCCATGGAGCAGTTGCCCATCGGAGTGCCCGGCACGGACAAGGAAGGCAAGGGCAGCGTCGTCAACACGTTCGACGACATCATGAAGTCGGCCGGCATACCCAAGAGCGTACAGTCGCAGGTCCGCACTGGACTCAGGCAGTTCAACATGAAGATGACGGGCTTCGCGAGGACCACCAAGGAGCACGCGGGCCGCGAGGTGACCAAGGCGGTCGACGGCGTGAGCAGGTTCATGTTCGACTCGTTCCCCGACAACCCCGAGAGGGCGAGGAAGGGCATGGAGATATTCCGGTCCAGGTTCTCGCTGCCGGAGTCCTCGCTGAGTGACGAGGACAGGAAGATAAGGGACATCGTCAACATACCCGATCCGACGCAGGAGCAGTTGGACGAGGTGGGGTCGATACTCGTGAACATGGAGACGCTGGACAGGCGCAACGGGACCACCGTGGCGCAGCGCGCGATAGCGACCCGGTCCAACGGCGGACTGCTTCCGGACCCGAGCACGCCGACGCCCGCGGTCGCGGCCACGTCGGCCGCGCGGACGGATCAGGGCGACCTGAACCCGGCCTCGCCGCAGACGGGCGCGGCCACGCCGCTGGTCGGCGTCCAGTCGGAGGAGACGGCGGAGGGCGCGGCGGACAACCCGGCGGAGGAGTCCAAGGAGAACCCTGCCATGAGGGCGCTGACGGCCACTCCGGAGGAGACGGCGGAGGGCGCGGCGGACAACCCGGCGGAGGAGTCCAAGGAGAACCCTGCCATGAGGGCGCTGACGGCCACTCCGGAGGAGATGGCGACGAGGTCCAGGTTCCAATCCTCCAAGACACGGTCCGAGCAGGTGAAGGGCATCAAAGCCAAGGAGGAGCGCAACCTCAAGACCGAGGATGAACTCAATGCCATCAGGAGGGCGAAGGGCAGGCAGACCGGCGGCGTGTCGCGCGTCGTCACATCGATAAGGGAGGCCATAGACACCCTCAGCCTGTCCGCGTTCAACAGTGATCCCGAGGCGCAGTTCGCGGAGTCCACCAAGGCATCAAGGATATTGGGCGCGTTCGGCGGATCCAAGGATGAACTGAAGCGCATATTCGGCATCGACAACAGGACCATCGACAGGCAGTTCCAGGACGAGGCCACGAAGAGACTAGAGAAGCCCGGCGTCAGCGAAGTGATCAAGGGACAGCAGAGGAAGACCCTGGACGCGCTGCTGAACAAGGATGTCCTCACGGACCGCGAGAGGGAGAGGCTCGTCCGCATCACCGGCATCGCCACCAGGACGAAGAAGGGCAGGGACATCAGGGACAACATCAAGCAGGTGCTGGACACGAGGAAGGATGAACTCACGGAGGGTCAGGTCAGATCGCTCAACAGCCTGCTGAGGAAGACGCCGATGCAGATATCCTCCAGCGAGAACTCCGACAAGGTGGGCCGTACCCTGGCGAGGATAGGGAAGACGCTGGGCGCGAAGCCGGTCCGGAACGCCGGACGCACTGTGATCGAGAGGTTCGGAGGGGATCCGAAACAGGAGAGCCGGATAGCCGCGGGCATCAGGGAGCAGATACCGACCATAATATCCAAGTTCTCGCCGAGCGGATCGATCACGCCGCAGGAGGTGGCGGAGCTGAGGAGGCTGTCGCAGTTGGACGATCTCAACCTGGCCGACAACGCCGCGCTGGACAGCTTCAGCTCCATAGTGAAGTCGGTGAAGCAGAGGATCGCGCAGTCGCAGCAGCAACCGCAGCAGGGACAGGCGAGACCGCAGCAGCAACCACAACCGCAGGCACAACCGCAGGCACAGCCGCAGGCGCAGGTTCCCGCGCAGGCCGGAGGCAGATAAATGGCCGAGAGCAATTTCCAGAGACTCAGGAGGCTACTAGGCCTGAAGGGCCTGAAGCCCGAGTCCGACAGCGCTAGAATAGCAAGACGCCTGGCCGGCCCCGTGGAATCCGACGCCGCGCGGATAGCCAGACGACTCGCGGGCGAACCCGCCATCAAGGGGCTTGGCAGGACGGCCGCCGCCGACACTGCGGTCGCGGGCGAGGGCATCGCCGCCAAGCTCGGCCTGAACACGCTGGGCGGAGCAGGCAAATTCGCGCTCAAGGGAGCGGGGGCCGTCGGGACAGCACTCGTGATATCCGACATAATATCGGCCCTCGAGGGTGACGATAACGAACTGGACCCGTCCGTGCTGTTCGGATTCGACATCACCAAGAGGGAGAAGAAGCGGCTCGCCAAGGAACTCAAGGCCATACAGAGGAGCCAGCAGTCCGACGAGATAGCAGGCTTCCTCACACGCAAGGAGTTCGGATCACCCGACAAGCCGCTTGCCGCCGGACCCACGAGACAGGACGCCATCGACCTCCGCGCAGCGCAGTCGCTCGTGCCCCTCGCGGCCATCACGGGCAAGTCGGCGTCGGAGCTGATAGGCGAGGACTCCACCGACGGATCGCGGGTGCTGAACGCGCTCACGAGCAAGGAGGAGGACGAGATAAACAGGATCATCGTGAAGGAACGCAGGACGACGCAGGACAGCGTCAACGACTTCCTGTCGGGGAGATAACGCATGGCCGATCCGGTAACCACGGCTGCGAAGATAGGCAAGGGCGGACTCGCCGCGGGGGGGCTTCTGGGTTTCTTCGGGCTCGCCGCGCCGTCTCTCATAGAGGGCGTCAAGGGTTCGCTGGAGAGGGGCAAGGCCCTCGCCGACTTCGTGGACAGCCCCGACCTTCTCAGGGCCAAGTTCGACGAGCAGTCGCGCGACGGCGCGTTCGACGCGCTTCTCAGGGACGTCAGGCGGCAGAAGCTCGCGGCCATCGTGTCGGCCAACCCGAGGCTCGCGGCCACACTGCGGGCGCTTCAGATGGGTTCGCCGCAGCCGAGGCTCACCGGCAGCGAAGTGAGGATAGGCGGCACGAATTCGACTGACGCAGTGGACGAGAGGATCGTGTCGTCGAATCTACTTGACAGATTCTGATAAAGTGTTACCTTGATGGATGTATATTGACTGTCGGATCCCATGGGGGGATCGGGGCATATGCCCGGACGGCGAAAGGGAATAAGAAATGGCTGCATCGCATGAAGCAAGAGGGAACTACATTGGTTACAGTTCAGATGGCCGTCGCGGGTATCCCGTGATGACTATCGACGACAGGAGCGGTGACGGCGTTCAGCGCATGGTCTCCGAGGAGACCGTCGTGGTCGTGCCCATCAACGGTGCCATGGCGACCACCGGACTTCCGGTGTTCTCGGCCAGGGGTAAGGCATGGAGGATTACCGATGTCGAGGAACTCCATTCAGTTGCGGAGGCTACCGCTGCCACGCTCAACGCCAAGGTCGAAGTGGTCGATGCCGCCGAGGCTGCCGGATCAGGTGTTGATGTGGTCGGTGCCACTGATATGGATCTAAAGGCCGCCGCCGTCCAGACGCTCCAGAGTGCGACTGTCATCACGGCAGCGTCGGCGAACAAGGTGTCAGCCGGCCAGCATGTTCTGCTGCACGTGGCGCTGGACGACGCTACTCCCGCTGCGTCCACGGAGTATCGAGGTTGTGTCATCATCACGCTCGTGCCTGAGACGATGACTGCGGTCGCTACCAGCTAAGAACCTTTTTCCGCCGAAGGAGAGGCCGCCCCCCGGGGGCGGCCTCCTTGACGCGGGTATACCCGGGAGTCGAGCATGGCCGGAAACATATTCCAGAACATAGCGCAGGGCATCGGAGGTGCTGTTCAGGGCGTCGGCGACTTCTTCGGCAACGTGTTCCGTGGACTTACAGGCCAGAACAGGCCTAAGCCCAATGTGCGCGGAACCCCACCCAGGAACACCAGACCACCGAGTAGGCCTTCTCGGAGACCTGTCCAGTCAAACTCCGTGACAGGCGCAGCGCCAGCGGCAGGCGGACCAATACTGAACAAGGATAGGATAGGATCCGGCATAAAGAACCCAGTGCGACCCGCGCGCACGCCGACTCCAGCTACGCCAGTGCCGGAGCCGCAGCCTGTCAACCCGATACAGAACCTACTTGATGCCGTGCAGGGACAGACGGGTACGCAGACGCCTACAGGGTTCTCTGGGCAGGGGGGTTCAGCATTCGACAGGGCGAGTCAAGAGGCACTCGCCAATGGTCAAGCGCAGTTGCCCGGCGCACCTAACCAGTTCGCAGGAGGAAGCCAGGGCTTTCAGGAGTCTTCCGGAGGACCCGGCCCGCAGTCGGGCGTGCCGTTGGATCAGCAGCCCGGACAGGGTCCTCAGCAGCAGACTCCGGTTGATCAGACCGCTCTGCTTCAACAGATATTGCAGACAAACCAGACCCAAGGCGATCAAGCTCAGCAACAGTTGCAGGATCAACTAGGTCAATTGGGTCAGGAAAATCAGCAGTTGGCAGAACAGGTGGCTGGGCTTCTTGGAGTCGCTCCACCCGCTCCGCAGCAGCGTCCCGGAGGACTTGCAGGCGGAGGCGTCACGGCTGGATCAGGCGCTGGCCAACCTAACAATGCCGAGTTCCTGCAGGGATTGGCGCAGCAGCTCATCGATGGCGGCGTCAGCAGATCTGGCGACATCCCGTCGGCGGGCATAGACATAGGTGGCCAGGCGTTCTTCGCGAGGCCGAACGCCATAGGCGGATCGCAGGGATCCACGGGACTCAACGCGAACGCACCCGGCGCCCCGCAGCAGGGCAACTTCGAGCTTCTCGATCAACTGGGCCAGTTGGCCGGGTTCGCCCCGGGCAGCTTCACCGCGCCGCCCCCCCCGCCCGGCACCAGGGCGGGCGTGCCGATACTTCCGGGCGCCTCGAGGAGTGATCAGGTCCGCGCCGCCGCGAAGGCCAGCGGCAACATAGGCCCGAACGGCAAACCCACGCCTGGTTTCAGGCCCATAACCAACGCTGACGGCGACATTGTCACAGTGCCACCTCCCGCCCCGGAGGAGGCCGCGCAGGTGTTCACCAACATACTCGACGCCATACCGGAGCTTGAGGGTTTCCTGAACCCAGTGGTGGCGTCCGGATCGTCCAGGTTCGTCGGCGACATCAGCGTCAGGGAGGGCGACATAGCGCCCGGATCGAGGCTCATACAGACACCCTCGCTGGACTCGTCCGGCCGCGTCGTGCAGGGACAGCTCGTGCAGCAGTTCGTCGGGAACGATCTCACGCAGGCGCAGAGACAGTTCAACCTCTCGCAGATGCCGCAGGAGACGCAGGACGCGGCGTTCGCCGCCAACACGGAGGGCAGCGATCTGGCACTCCTACTGCAGTCGCTCAACCCGCCCACGCCGAAGCCGTCACCCGTGGATCAGTTGCTGTTCAGCCTGATAGGGGGCGGAGGCCTCGGCGGTGGACAGCAGACGCAGCAGACCGCGCCCGCCCAACAGCCGTTGGACATCCCGATCGCGGAGCCCGCGCCCCAGCAGGCCGGTCAGCTTATAACGGACGCGCAGATAACGCCGCAGTTCGCCGGGTTCGGCAACCAGGGCGGTCTGGATCAGAACACGCTCCTGCTGCTCACGTCGCTGCTCGGCGGCGGGGCCAACAGGGGCGTACTGGGTGCGTAAGGAGGATGGAGATGGCGCAGCATGTGAGGAAGCCCAAGCCGGCCAAGGCGTCGAAGCCCAAGATCGTGAAGGCGTCCAAAGTCAAGAGGGCGAGCAGACCAAGGAAAGGAAAATGACATGGCCAAGAGGAAAACGGCACCACGCATCAAAATGATGGACGAGGCGGAGTTCGCCGCGGAGCAGATAGTCCGCAGCAAGATACTCAACACCCCCCAGGCCAAGGCCCAGATCAAGAAGGTCGCCAAGGCCATAAGGCAGGCGGCCAAGGATCCCGTGAAGGCTAAGCCCGCCAAACCCGCGCCGAAGCGGAAGGGGAAGTAATTGGGAGAACCGAGTTCGAGCCAACTGGCGCTGGGCAACCTCGCGAGGGGGGACCTCGGCGCGGCGGCGCAGTCCCTGTTCAGCCCCGACACCCTCGCGCCGAGGCAGAGACGGACACTCATCGACGATCTGCTGCCGAGCAGGAACAACACATTCTATGTCAAGGCACTGAATGTCATAACGGATCCGATAATACTCATCGGACTGGGACTGCATCTCGCCTTCCCCATCGTGCGCGCGGGCGAACTCTTCAAGTTCAGCGAGAAGGTCAAGGGCCTGAACAAGTCCCTGATACCCGGCATATCCAACCTGGCCACGCCGGAGACCATCTTCAGGGGACACCCTGTCCTGGAGCAGCTCAACAGGGCAGTCGACAACATCATCGACTTCCAGTCCAGACACGCGCAGGGCTTCGTGGACGAGATATCGAAGTTCGAGAAGGCCGCGTCCAAGGCGGCGGGCAGGGCCGTCAAGTTCGACACGGAGACCGAGACGCTGCTGGGCATCAGGCTGGACGGCCTCGCTAAGCGGGGCAGCAGGACACGCGGCCAGTTGGCCGAGAGGTTCGGCGTCTCGGGTCTGGTGAACAGGGCCGAGGTGGACGCGGTGTTCAACCAGGCACCGTTCAGGGATCTCGAGCGGGGGTTCAGGGGCAGGCTCAACATGATGTTCGACGAGGCCATCGCCGGACTCACGCCTGAGCAGTTGCAGAGGATGTCGAAGCAGGTCGGCGCGGAGAACATCGCGGTCGGCGGCGTGGACTTCGTGGAGGACTTCCTCCCGCGGCTGAGCGTCACGGGCAAGGTCCAGGACTTCGCGTCGGTCGCCGAGGCGGCGTCGAGCCAGAACCGCAAGGCGTATCTCTCCGCGGTGGACAATGTCAGGACGAGACACATCAAGCAGAGGGTGGGGGGCATGGCGCCCGCCGTGGACGATCTCCGCTCCCTGGACCCCAAGTTCATCAACGAGCAGGAGTTGTCCGCACTGGAGGATCAGTTGCGCGTCGCCGCCGACGCGGGCGAGGATATCGGGCAGTACACCCTGAAATCGAGCAGATCCCTGACGGCCTACAACAACGGCCTCGGCAGGTTCCACGGGTTCAACCTGGACGACGTGGGCATCAATATAGACGAGTCCAGAAAGGAGCTGGACAGGCTCGGCGCGACGAACCCCAACGCGAGGTTCATGTCCAGGGCGCTCGACTCCTACATCGACGTCATCCAGAACAAGCACTCCGCCAAGCAGGGCACGCTCGCCTCCGCGTACGAGTCCATGAGGAACGGCATCGTCAGGAACCTGGAGTCCATCAAGGGAAAGAAAGGCTCGCCCCAGTTCAAGGCGATGGGCAAGCTGCAGGACATGCTGCTGAACGGCCCGCTCAGCTCGTCCAAGAGGATCGACCAGAACATCGCGGGCTTCTTCTTCACCGGTGCGCTGGGCGGCAACCCGTCCAGCGCTTTTTTGAACTTGCTGCAGAGTTTTACCACCACAGGACCGCTCATCGGGGCGTCCGCGCTGGCTCAGGGCATGGTCAAGGCCGTCAAGCAGCAGAGCAGGTACTTCAGTCTCAGGCTGGGCGGCAAGGGAGTGGCTGAAGCGGTCGAGGCCGCGTTCCCCGCGGCCAAACGCGCGGGCGTAGTGGGCGAGGACTTCATACAATTGGTCGTCAGGGACAGCGAAGAGGCCCTCACCAAGGTCAGACTCGGCGGAACCGGGCGCTTCGAGAAGGTGCAGAACGCCCTTCTCGCCATGTTCTCGACCACGGAGAACATGAACCGGGTCGCGGCCTTCGAGGGATCGCTGATCAAGGCATCGCGCGACGGACTGAAGGGCGCCGAGGCGACGCAGTTCGCCACGCGCGTGGCGAAGACCACGCAGTTCTTCGCGCGCGGACCGCTCGGAACGCCAATGGCGTTCCTCAAGTCGCCGTCCTCGCTGCGGCAGTTCCTGTCTTTCACCACGAGGCTGGGCGAGTTCACGGGCCAGGCCACCACATTCGGATCGGCCACCAAGTCGTTTGGCGGCAGGAACTTCGGAACGCTGGGCAGGATGCTGCTGACGGCGGGCGTGCTGCGCAACGCGGGTTCCGAGTTCCTCAACGCCGACCTGTCGAACGGACTGCTCTTCGGGGGGCTGCCGTCCCCACGCGACCGTGGCCCGTTCGCGCCGCTGCCCGTGTCCCCGGCCGTCGGCTTGTTCGGCGCCGTGCTCTCCGACTTCGCGTCGGGCGAGTTTGAGGAGACGCCCAAGTCCGCCGCGCTGCTCGTGCCGGGCGGGGTGGCGCTCAGGAGGCTTACGCTGTTCAGCCCCGCCGCCGCGCAGGCGCTGGGCAGGGAGTTCGTGGACCTGAACGACGAGGACGAGAACGGACTCGTTCCGCTGTTCTCCAGCAACGGATCGCTGAAGGGCAGGTTCTCCAAGTTCCAACTCTTCCTCAAGGCGTCGGGGCTGCCGTTCGGCGACATACGCGCCACGTCCGCGCTGTCAAGGCGTCTCAGGGGACAGTCGCAGGCGATAAAGGGTATCAGGAGATCGTTCATCAACGCGCACCTGAACAACGATCCCGTGAAGGCCGAGCGTATAGGCATGGAGTACAGGCGGAACTTCGGGGTCGATCTGGACGTCAGGCCGCAGGATCTCGAGGCAGCCAGGTTCAGGCGCACGGTGACTCAGTTGGAGCGCACCGCCAGGAATACGCCGGGCAAGGAGAACAAGAGGGCGCAGTTCGAGGCCATCAGGTTCTTCGTGTCCGAGAGAGCATCCAGGTTCGCGCAGTTGGGCGTGGATCCGTCGCTGCTGCAGCCGGAGATAAGCGCGAAGCAGATACGGCAGGGCGGCTTCAGGGGCATCGCTCCGGAGCCGGGCGTCGCGGGCGGGTTCTTCGGCGGCGGCGCGTCCGGAGCAGGCAGACTGGGGGGCGGCCG